TGGCGCGTGTTCTGCCAGCGATAGGAACGCGCCATGCCGCAGAACAACCCGAGCCTCTGGGCGATCGCGCTGGAACTCGCCGCCGGCGCCCTGGCCGGCCTTGCCGGCGGTCTGGTGCGCTGGAACAACCCCGAGCGCCGGCGCTTGGGCTGGTGCCTCGCCTGGGAACTGCCCTCCGCAGCGCTCGTCGGCAGCGCCGGCTACGCGCTGGCGGGGCTGCTCGAGTTCAACGAATACGGCCGCTTCCTGTTTGCTTTCGTGTTCGGCTATCTCGGCCAGGCCGCGCTGCACGACCTCGCCATCGCCGTCCTGCGCCAGCGCGCCGGCCTGCCGCCGGGCAGTGACGGGCCGTGAGGCTCGGGGCGGTCCTCACGGGCGACATGCGCCGCATGCTCGAAGCCGAGGCCGAGGCCGGCAAGCGCGCGGCGATGGAGGCGATCCGCGCAGAGACGGAGGCCGCGAAGCAGGCGCTCCGGGCGCAGACGCGCGGCGCCTTTGGGGCGAGGGGCGGCGGCCTCGCCAACGCCTGGCGGTCGCGGGTGTTCCCCTCCTCCGGCCGGTCGCTGCGGCCGGCGGGGCTGGTGTTCACCAAGGTGCCGACGATCGTGGACGCCTTCGACCGCGGCGTGACGATCACCCCGAGGAGCGGCCGGAAGTTCCTGGCCATCCCGACCGGCTTCAACGCCGCCCGCGGCCGTCGCGGCCGTGGCGAGAAGGGGCTGCGCGTCACCCCGGCGCAGATGGTGGCCAGCGGCAAGGCCTTCCTGCGCCCGTTCAAGAACGGCCGCGGCTTCGTTTGGTGCCTGCCGGTGCGCCAGGCGCCCGCCGAGGGCCGGCGCCGGCCCGCGCTGATCGCGGGAGGTCTCACCGCCGTCGCCACGGCCCGCCGCAAGGGCGCGCGAGGCTGGCAGGCGGCGCTGCTGAAACAGGGCTTCGTGCCGATGTTCCTGCTTCTGCCCCAGGTCGCGCTGTCCAAGCGCCTCGATGTCGCCGCCGTCCAGCGCGCGGCGTCGCGACGGCTGCCTCAGCGCTTCGTCGAGGCTTGGAACGAACAGACGAGGAAAGCCGCATGAGCACCCGCGAGGCCGCCATCGCCGCGCTGTTCTCGCGCCTCTCGGCGTCGCTCGGCACCCGCAGCCCGCCGCCCCTCGTGCTGCGCAACGAGACGGTGCCGCAGCGCCTGCCGGCCGGCGGGCTCGTCGTGCTGCGCGACGGCGAGACGGTGGAGGAGACGGCGATCATGTCGCCGCTCGCTTGGGCGATCCAGCACCGCGCCGAGGTGGAAGTCGTCGCGCCCGGCGCAACGGTTGCCGCCCGCGCCTCGCTGCTGGACAGCCTGCTTGTGGACATCGGCGCTGCCATTGCTGCGCATCGCACTCTCTCGGGCGCGGTGGAATGGGCGCAGCCCGAGTCCCCCTCCTTCGAGGATGTCGAGTTTGAAGGCGCCGCCACCGCGCGCGCGGCGCTGGTGCCCGTCACGCTCTACTTCACCGCGGCGGCCACGCCGCTCGCCTAGACCCTGATCCCATGCCAGAGGAGAGACCGCAATGGCACGTGCCATCGGCGCGAATTGCCGCGTCCACATGCAGAAGGAAGCCACCTACGGCACGCCGCCGGGCGGGAACTGGCTTCGCATGCCGTTCCTCTCGGTCGATCTCGGCGCCGAACAGCCGCTGCTGGACAATGCCGTCATCGGCCTTGGCAACCGCGACCCCGGCGCGCCCTTCCAGGACACGGTGACGGTCGCAGGCCAGGCGGTGGTGCCGGTCGACCTCATCCACATCGGCCACTGGCTTCGCCTGCTGCTCGGCCCGCCCACCACCACCGGCACCAACCCCAACTTCGTCCACACCTTCGCCTCTGGCGCGGAGACGCTGCCTTCCAACAGCATCGAGATCGCCTATCCCGACGTGCCGAGCTTCGATGTCTGCGCCGGCGTGCGCGCGAACACGCTGGAGATCGACTTTTCGCCCACCGGCGCCGCCACCGCGACGATCGGCCTCATGGGCCAGGGATCGACCCGCGCGGCCACCAGCAGCGCCGGCACGCCGACCAGCGCCGCGCTGACCATGTTCAACAAGGCGCAGGGCAGCATCCAGCGCAACGCCGCGCCGCTCGCCCAGGTGACGGGCGCGCGGCTGACCTTCTCGAACAACCTGGAAGCGGTGCGCACCATCCGCGCGGATCGCCGCGTCGAGGGTGTGGATCCCGGCGTGACCCAGGCCACGGGCCAGATCACGCTGCGCTTCGAGAACACCACGCTGCTGACCCAGGCGCAGGACGGCACCGCCGCGTCCTTCGAGTTCGCCTACACCATCAACGCCAACCGCAGCCTGACCGTCACGCTGCACGAGGTCTATCTGGCGCTCGCCAAGACCCCGATCGAAGGGCCGGCCGGGGTGGAAGCGAACTTCGACTTCCGCGCGGCCTTCAACACCACAGCCGGGCGGATGATGACGGCGGTGCTGCGCAACGATCAGGCAGGGAGCGTTTATGCGTGACGATCATCGCGGCCCCCGCATCTCGATCAGATCGCGGTTCCGGGTGACCAGCTCGCTCAGCAGCGCATCAATCCGCTCGCGCAGCCGGGCGCTTGCCGTCCCGACGATCCCGTGGCCGGGTTGCCCGAGGTCGGGGAACCACCGCTCGGTCAGCGGCACCTGCGCCAGGCAGCGCAGGTCGAGGTGGAAGGGCTTCTGCCCGACCGCGCGTGCGGCAGCAGCGCCGAAGTCGATCACGCCCAGCGGCACCTTGCCGACTGTGCCGCGCCAGGGGCCCGAGCTGGTGTAGGCCAGCAGCAGCATCGGCACCTTCGGCTTGCTGTCGGTGGCCAGCACATAAGCGATGTGCCGCGCCGGCCCCGGCTGGTCGGGCGCATCGGGCGGACCGAACGGGAACATCGTCCAGAGGAAGCATCCGGACGGGATCGGGCAGTCCGCCACGCCGCGTCAGCGGCCGAAGAGGGCGTCGATGGTCCTCTTGCGGCGGGCGTGGCTCGCGTCGCTCTCGCCCGGCCGGCGATCCGGCTCGCCGAAGGGCTGGCCTTGCAGCTCTGGCGCCACATGCACGCGGATCACGCGCTCGGCCTCGTCGCGCGCCCGAATCTCGCGTTCGACAAGCCGCTCCAGCACCGCCGCGACCGAGCGATGCTCGGCCTTGGCGATCTGCTGCAGCCGCTCGTGCACCGCGCGGTCGAGGCGGACGGTGACGCCGGGACGGGCGGAACGGTTGGCGCTCGGCATACCCGATATCTGCATCAGAGTGATGCGCCCTTCAAGGCCGGAGCCCATTCCGGACAGGAGACATGCATGCTCACCCTCGACCTCCCCACCGCCCCCTACTGGATCGACCTGCCGCGCGGCGTGCGGGTCGAGGTCAAGCCTGTCACCACCGCCATCATGGCCGCGGCGCAGGCCGCGGCCCAGCGGCGGCTCGCGGCATGATGACGGCGGTGCTGCGCAACGACCAAGCCGGGAGCGTGTATGCGTGAGGTCTACTCGGTCCGCCGGATCGCCGTGATGCGGCGCTTCTCACGCCATGCGGCTAAGGCCTCACGGATCTCCGCCATCACACGAGCCGGCAGCGGGCCATGGGTGAAGGGCCCCGTCCCGCCCTCGGTCGGCCGCAAATCGGGCCCCGGCCAAACAAAGAGGTTGTATTCGGTGACCACAACCCAGCATGGCTCTCGCTGCAGCCCGAGCCGCGCGCGGGTGCCGGCAGGTATCTCCACTCCCGCACCGGGCTCCTCGGGGGGCGTCGAGGTGATCGGCAGGACGACCACCTCGTCCTGCCCTTCGGCGCGGCGCAACAACGCCACCACCGCACAGGGACGGTCCTTCGACGCCTCCTCCCGTCCTGCCGCGTGCTCGTGGCTCCACAGATAGGCGTAGCGGATCACATCGCCGACCGCCGGCAGCGCCGGCGCGTCAGACCTCATGATCGAAGCGCTTGTTCTCCTCTGGCGGCCGCGCCGTGAGGATGGCGTCCACGATTTCCTGCGGCGCGTCTTCGGTGCGCACCACCTGCCGGTCGCGGCGCTTGAGGCGCTCGTATTCCTCGATCGAGATCAGCACGGTGCGCGGGCGTCCGTTGCGCGTGATGGCCACGGGCTGGGTGAGGGCCTTGTCCTGGTAGAGGCCGAAGTTCCGCTGCGCCTCGGCCGCCGGGACCTTGAGCATCGGCTCGGTCATCGGGGGTTTCCTGACTTCTGCACAATACATAACCCATGGAGGACACGGTTTCCATGCTCACCCTCGACCTCCCCACCACCCCCTATTGGATCGACCTCCCGCGCGGCGTGCGTGTCGAGGTCAAGCCCGTCACCACCGCCATCATGGCCGCGGCGCAGGCCGCAGCAGCGCGGCGCCTCAGCGCGCTGCGCGAGGCCGAGCCCGAACTTGATCCCGATCTCGCCAAGGGCCTCGCCTTCGCCCTGCTCTGCAAGGGCCTCGCGCGGCACAGCATCGTCGCCTGGGAGGGCATCGGCGACGCGAAGGGCGACCCGCTGCCGCTCACGCCCGAAGCGGCCGAGCGGCTGATGGACCTCGACGACATGGCGTCCTCCTTTTGGGACGCGATCTCCCGCCCGCTGGCCTCCGTCGCCGCCGAGGGAAACGTCTGAGGGGCCGCGCCGAATGGCATTTCGGCGTTGGCCCGGAATATTGCCGTGGCTGCGCTGGCTTGGGCCGCGACTGCGGCCTCCGCTGTCCCTACGCCGCCCACGCGCCCGAGAGCGCCGAAGCCGCCGCCGTCTGGCGCGCGGGAACGGCGGCCACCAGGATCGGCCCGGCGGGGCTTGACGTCGATGTGGCGGGGGCCGTCGCCCTCGCCGCGGCCAGCGGCGTCGCCGGCTGGGCGGCGGCGGAGCTGATCGCCGCTTTCCGCGAAGGGGTGGACCTCGGCCAGGCGGCGCGCCGCAACCAGACCAGGACCATGGACGGAGGCCTCGAGCATGGCTGACGCCGTCCGCCGCGTGTCCGTCCGTCTCTCGCTGGACGGCGGTCCGGCGGTCAAGCAGCAGATGCGCGACGTCGGCGCGGCCGGCGAGCGCGAGCTGCGGAAGATCCAGGCGGGGGCCGAGCAGGCATCGCGGTCCCTGGACCTGCTCCATGTCGCCACGCGCGCGCTGCAGTTTGCCGGCATCGCCGCGGGCGTGCGTGCGCTTGTCATGGCTGGCGACCAGTTCGCGCAGTCGATGGGCCGGCTGACCACCGCGGTCGGCAATGTCGAGCGCGCCAGCGAGGTCTATGAGGCGCTCTATCGCAACGCCTTGCAGACCGGCGTCTCGGTGAACGAAAGCGTCGCGGCGTTCAACCGCTTCTCGGTCGCGGCGCGGGAAATCGGCGCGACCTCCGATCAGGTGGTGCGCCTGGTCACTGGGCTGCAGCGCGTCGCCATCGCCTCGGGCGCCTCGACCCAGGAAATCCAGGGCAGCACGCAGCAGCTGGCCCAGGCGCTCGCCTCCGGCGTGCTGCAGGGCGACGAACTGCGCAGCATCCTGGAAGGGTTGCCGACGCTCGCCCAGGCCTTGGCCCGCGAGCTCGGCGTCTCCATCGGCGAGCTGCGCAAGCTCGGCAGCGAGGGCAAGCTCACCGCCGATCGGGTCTTTCCGGCGCTGCTGCGCGCGATCGAGCGGATCAACGACGAGTTCCAGAACGCGCCGCTTTCGATCGGGATGGCCTTCGGGCAGCTGACGGCCGCGGCCGATCAGTTCCTCGCGCGGCTTGATCAGGCCATCGGCCTGTCGAACACGCTGGCCCGGGGCCTCTCGGCCGCGGCCCGCGCCCTCGATGCCGTGCGCCGCGGCGCCGGCCTGCTGACCGAGAGCGAGCGGCTCGCCGACCAGCGGGCGCAGCGCGACGCGCTGCGCGAGCAGATCGCCCGCCTGGAAGCGGAGGCCACGATGCCTCCGGCCCGGCGTGGAACCATCGGTCGCGGTCTGGCTGGGATCGCGGAGCAGCAGGCGGGCGTGGATCGCGCGCGCCGCCTCGAGGAGCTTCGCCGGCAGTATCGCGAACTGAACGAGGAAATCGCCCGGCAGGAACGCGAGGCCGGCGAGCGCACGGCCGCCGAACAGGCGGCGGCGGATCAGCGCGCGGCCGATGCCCGGCGACAGCGCGCGATGCAGGACGCCGAGGAGCTTCGCCGGAAGCTCGACGCCCGCTATCGCATCACCCGCGAGTTCGAGGACCGCATCTCCCGCCTGCGCGAGCAGGAGGCGGCCGGCGCCATCGACGCCGCGGAGCGGCAGCGCCTGGAAGCCATGGCCACTCGCGAGCGCGACGAGGCCCTGCAGCGCCTGGAAGGGACGTCACGCCGCGTCGCCGCTGCCACGCGCGAGAACCGCGACGCCGAGCGCGAGCTGAACGAGGTGCTGCGCGAGCGCGAGCGTCTGATCCAGCAGAACGAGACGGCCTATGAGCGCTACCAGCGGCGGCTGGACACGCTCGGCCGCCTCGTCGAGCGCGCCGAGCGCATCGGCCATCCGATCCCGGACGAGACCATCGCGCGCGAGGCGGTGGCCGCGCTGGAGGAGCTGGAGCGCGCCGAGCGCCGCGCCAAGGAGGCGGGCGAGCGCGCCCGCGATGTCGGCCGCGAACTCGGCCTGACCTTCTCCTCCGCCTTCGAGGACGCGATCATCCGCGGCAAGCGGTTCTCCGAGGTGCTGCAGGGCCTCGGGCAGGATATCGCGCGCATCATCGCGCGACGCACCATCACCGAGCCGCTGGGCAATGCCGTCTCCTCGGCGCTCTCGGGCTTCTCCTTCGGCGGCGTGTTC